TCATTCTCATAATAGCGTATCATATCTCGATTGAAATAATCACCTTCATCTGCAACTGGGTTCTGCTGATAAAGTGCGACCCAATCCCGCGGACCTACCGCTTTTTGAATTTGTTGCAGCGCATCGAGGTTATACCGCTCAGGATGTAATGCTTCGCCGGTTTTTCTAAACTCTTCGTCTTTCTCCGCAACCGCAGGGTATTTAACCACTTCCCACTGGTCTGCTCCGTGTTTTGCCGCATCCAACAACCGTCCCGCTAAATCATCATCGTGCCACCGAGTAAGAATAATAAGTACACCACCCCCGGGGGCCAAACGTGTATACGCAGTTGATGTGTACCAGTTCCATACCGATTCCCGATTAAATTCAGATTCTGCGTCTTCCCGGTTTTTTACAGGGTCATCGATTACCAAAATGTTTGCACCTTTACCCGTGATACCTCCACCAACACCAGCAGCCACGTATCCTCCTCCTTGGGTCGTGAGCCACGCTTCGACGGATTGACTCGTTCGATCCAAAAGTGTCTTAGCAAAAATGTTTCTATAGTTAGGTTCGCGCAAAAGTTGCCGCACTTTTCTAGAGAACGTCATTGCGAGCGAGCCTGAGTACGAACAACTGATAAATTCGTGTTTGGGGTTCTTACCCAAGTGCCACGCCGGAAACGCAACACTTGCCAAAGTGGATTTACCATGCCGCGGAGGCATAAACAACATCAGTCGCGGCGATTTACCATCTTCGACGTCTTGACTGAACTGTTCGAGCCTCTGGCAAATGTCTTTATGCACCCATCCCGCAAGGTAGTCTGGGTTAAACCTTTCGACAAAAGGCAGAACATGCTTGCGAGACAGGGCTCTTAGGGCGAGCTCTCGCTGAGCAGCCTCTTCTCTAGAGAGTTCAGGCTTAGAAGTGGGAGATTCTTCTTTCTCAACGGGAGCCGCAACTTTTTCTGCTGCATCTGCTTTACAATATACGCAGATCCCTCCTTCGGGTATAAGAGTTTCTGGATAAGAAGTCAAACACTCCTTACATTCAGTCTTTTTTATTTCCATCCCTTCTTGGCATTAAATACTGGTTATCCACACCAGCAATTTTAAGTAATTCTGAATCCGGCAGTCGTTCTAACTGCTGTACATTCTTCTCTATATTAATATTTATCTGTGTTGGGTTCTCAGGAGCGTGTAGACCGTGGAGCTTGCACAACGAATCGGTAATCTTACACTCTTCGGTCGCGGTTACCGACTTACGATGCGCTTCTAAGTACATATTAGTAGCAACACCTTTATCGAATTTGACCTCATCGCGCAATTCTTCACGGAAATAAGCTACCGCTTTTTGAATCTTGGGTTTCTTAAATATCTTATACACATATTCGGCGTCCCCGTACCCCGCTGCACGGCCCGCGGCTGCTTTTGACATGCCACGAAGGAAAAAATGCACTAATCGCTCTTCTTGAGTCGACAATTCATTGAGTTGTAGCCCCGCGTACGGGTAATGTGACTGCATTTCAGCTCTATCCTCGTCCGAAAGCTCCAGTTTTTCGATTTCTTCCGTCATAAATAGGGTTATTATAGTTAAAAGTCTTCTTTTTTAGCAATTATATTCTTACACCACCAATAAAATTCACTTTCTCCGAGTGTATGCTTCATTACATTTACACGAAAGGCCACTAATTGTATGTTTTCGGGTATATATCCTTTATTGGGGTCTTTTCTATCAATGCTAACGTTAAAATTTTGAGGTCCTTCGCCAGATTGCCACGTTAAATACACACCAGATAACGCACATTTACCCTCTTGATGGTCCCATAACTCGTACAATTGTTCAATTTCAAGGTTCCAGGTTAACGGTTCGGGTTCCTTGGCTCGGGCGTACTTCAATTTGGAATAAATCTTCTTTAAATACGCGTACGGAGAATAACTAGATCTAGCCGTACGTTGTGCATTTTCACATGTTCGACATGTAGCTCGTTTGTTCCCGCTCTTCGTCTTATTGTACTCGTCCGAAGGTAAGTCCCTTTTACATTTTGCGCAAATTTTTTTCGGCAAAATTTTTCCTAAAATATTTTTCTTTAAAAACTATATCACAATCGCTCACTCATTGCCTCCCCTCTTGCCCACATCACACCCCCTTCCCCCGATTCGGAATTTGGAACCTTGTTTGAATTTAGTGGTATTGGAACCTTGTTTGAATTTAGTGGCACACTACTATCATCACCTCTTATTACTATCATCATATCTTATATCGCTATCGCTAGATGATCGGTCCAAGTATTCCCGATCAAGTAGTTTTCCTATTTGTAGAAAGGTTGGTAATCACATCAACCTACAACAAGGGAGAGTAGAACATGGATACACCATTGACTACTGTCTCTTTCGTTGACGCCAACGGACAGGCTAAGCCTATTCGCAAAACACCAGGTGGAATGGTTCCATTTGATGTCTGTGAAAGCTACGCTAAGTCCGATGGTTCCACAGGTTGGGCAAGAGCGTTTAGCTCAAGCATAATCAGCATTATGCAATGGCCCAACGGCACGCTTAAGATCAAAGTTTTCGGTCTTGAGTTTCGTGGATACCCTGCGACAGTGAAAGAGACTACTCAGCCTCAAGCGAATGGCAACGCTCAAGTAGCACAGCCAGCGCCTCAGGTTGATACTGATTCAGTTCAGTATTGAGTGTCTTAGCTGAGACCCGAACCCAAGGAAACAAGTGAGGTTTGTTACTCAATCACTTCCCACCATATCTACTACTATCATTAGGTAGTAGGTATGGTGAACATTAACGCTTAACGGGAGAATCAATCATGAAATCCATGAAAGAAATTCTAGAAATAGCAGGCGAAGGCTACGAAGACTTAGAAATAGAAGACAGATGGGCTGAGAGTAAAGCAATTATGGCTAAGCTCTATAATGTTCCAATCGAACACTTCAACAAAGGTCGGGACAAAGCCAAAGCCAAGAAAGAAGAGCCAAGTCCACAAATGGATATGTTCACAGAAGTAATTGTTGACCCAGAAACAGGTCAAGAGAGCATAACTATACGGAAGACTGAACTCTTCGATGACGCATGATCACCTCAGTAATCGGCTTCTTCGCAATCGTCGGAGTTCTGTTTACCATCGTCTTTCTTTTCAGTGTCGCTTGTATCTGGTATGTAGTTGGCTGGGTAATTGAAGCTGAAAACACAGAGAAATCCTAACTCTAGGTTGGGGGGTCCGTTCAGGGCCCCTCATTTACTTTAATTAATACAACCGTAGAGCGCCAAAGGCGCGTCTTTATAATATCGGTAATCCGCGGGAGACCCGCGAACCACCGATCTGGGTGTCTCGTGTGCATTACTACTATCATCGGCGAGCTTGCGAGCCCGATGTGTGCCAATTCGTGTGCTAACACGCTAAATATATGGTGAATGACCATGAACCACGCTCCACGAGCGAAAAAACTTGACTATCTGTACCACGTGTACCAGATGTGTACCACCACTTTTTACAACTAGCGGTACACCTACAGCCCCGATAAACACGGACCTCGGACCGTGAATCGTGGGCATTGTACCGCGTGTACCAGCTAAAACTCTCGGATACTAGTTATTTATACTATGTTCTATCTTAATGGTTAAAAGTCTAACAGACCTAAAAATAGCGGTACAAATGGTACAAAGACCTACAACCCTTATCCTAGAAGCGTCTCAGCTGTACCACTACTTTTTAACTTGTGGTACACAGACCATCGGCTCAGACCCGCAGGCCTTTGGCGTTGGGCTCTGTAGCTGTACCACTACTACTGGTACACTTTCAAATAGCCACGGTCCAAGTATTCCCGTGGCTGTAGTTTGTCCTTTTATACTTTAACTTACTAATGGAGAATATTATGAATAGTAAACAATACTGGTGGGCTCGTGCGAACCTACCTCAATCAGTAACTTTATGGCTCTATGATTGCTCTGAGCTTTTGCCTTATTTCGGTTACCGTAAAACTGCAATCTTTGCTCTTGGTTATATAGTCAGTAAAGATTTCCGTGATGGGTACAATAATGCTGATGCAATTGCAGCCTTAGGACATGAATGGACAGATTCTGCTCTGCACTATCTTGAAGCACACCCCTTCAGGTTTGATGATGCAGCCTTTCACGCATTATGCGAGTGGGATACATGATCAATCGCAAGCGCCGATGGACGCTAATATCCATCACTTTAATCTTAATTTTAATCTATCTTTACTAAGACATTCAGAGTCGCGCTCTGGCTGACGCTACACAGTGTTGTAGTTGCTCTCTGCAGAGAGTAGCAGTTTTTATGGTTTTACTGGGGACTTAAAACCTAGAGTCAGGCGGGACCCGTCACACTTGTGATGAAAATATCGCCTGACTTGCGTTTTGGTAAACAACGAAAAAGTTTCCCACTAGCAGACGGTGTTAGGCTGCCGGCGAACTAAGTCCTGCTACCCCGTCGAGAGTAGAACTACACGGGTGGCAGGCTCTTTAAAAACATTCAGGTGTCCACTGCTATGCGTGCCGACACCTGCAGACCTGCACACATACTCCACAACGAACCGATCCAGTAGGTCGGTTCGTGTAGTTTGTCTTTTTGTACTTTAACTTAATAACGGAGAATATCATGGACGATATTAGAGAGTTTCCCCAAGTCCTCTTTAAAACTTGGTTATGCAGAGTTGTACCTGCTATGTACAACAATAAAGTACTAGCTCTTCGCCTCATAGACATTGAAGACGGATCGCCAATTGCTATGGCAACCGTCAATCTTGAAGAACATGCACATGTCCTTCTTTCAGAAATGTCTAAAGGTAATGCAATTCTTACTTTTGTCAAAGACTACAGTGAGAACGAAGGCATGCTTAAAGCACTAGTAGATGCTCAAGTGGTTGTAGATACAGGCATAAAAGCACCTTCAGGTTATGTAGAAGTTCCTGTTGTAGAACTTGCACATGACAAGCTTGAGAAAGCTTACCTTAACATGCTTGATGATGCTTTTGATGCAGACTTTCAACAAAAGCTAGCTAACATTAATTAAACTATTCTCCCTTAATAGTTAACAGTTTTTCCACGGGTTTTCTGTAAAAAAACCTTATTTTATGGAGATTAAAATGGACATAGATTTACCCGATTACATACTTAACGACTTGTTTGTTCAACATGAAGACGAGCGAGACCGTGTTCGTGCTGGTATACCTAGTGTAATGCTTATGAAGTATTGGGCTAGTCGCAGTTATCGTAGACAACAAGAGATTGGTTATAAATCTCAGCGTAAACGAAAGTATGGTAAGAAATATAAACCGCTTAAATTCTAATTGCGGTTTGTTGAGTGCTCACCTTGGTGAGTGAATATTAACCTTCTATATAGAGGAGTACAAAATGCCAAAAGAACATTTTGACCCGTCAGAGATGGAGACGGAAGAACTAATTCCATCAAATGAAACCCCTGAGTCAGCGTATCGTGCAGATACAATTGGTGACCCAGAAGGTAGTGAAGAAAGAGAAAGACAAGTAGCTATTGTGTTACCTGACTTTTTCTATCGCAGATATAAACTAGACGATGCAGGTAATCCTACCTTCAACGAAGCAGTTGTATCTTTAATCATGGAAGTCTTTGATGCTAAGTATGGCACAACAATGCCATTTGTTGATGACAAAGCTGAAAAGTATTTCAATAAACAAGTTACTCAAGTTGTTGATGGTTTTAGTCAATTGTTAGAAGTTGACCCTCAAACAACTGGTATCAATGCATTGCAATTGGCTACCAGAACTTGGGCTGAGTTCGCTAGTGTTGCTTATGAGTATAAAGATTCAATTAGCACCATTAAAGAAAATCAGGAGATACCAGATTGGCTTATCGATAGAGAAGACAAAATGGTTCAGCTTGGTCGTAAAGCTAGAATGTTGTCAGCGTTCCTTAATAAAATGGACGACAAGTTTGGTCTTAAAGATGTTGAGATCAATAGATTTAGAGTCCAACAAGCAGTTGAGAACCGACTACAGCGTTTAGCTGAGTGGAATTACAATCAACATGCTGATAAGTCTGGAAAAATCACTAGTAAGTCTATTACTAATGAGACAGCTTCAGCAATGTTTGATAATGCGTAATGCCTGATATTGA